GCTTTTTTAAAAGTTATAAAAAAAAGAGGTACTCATGGAATTTGAAAAATGCGATCCAATCATACTTGCAGCTATTTGCGGTTTGATCATTTTTGAAGCGCTCCTGATCTACAAAGGGCAAGATGGCCAGTTTCTCATGCTAATTGTTGGGACCATCTGTTATCTTGCCGGAGTTAAAACTCCCGATTTTCTAAATGAAAAGTATCTGAAAAAGTGATTTCTCAATGTCAGACGGCTTTAAAATTGAAATCAAAGGAATTGAAGAACTAAAACGGACGTTCAATCAAATTGAAAAGGATATCATGGAAGCGGTAGCTGAAGGCGTACACGATGGAGGAGACATAATCAAACTTGCAGCAAAAGAAAAGGTCCACGTAATTTCAAGTGATCTCAAGAATTCAATTGACAAGCTTCATTCTTCAAAATCAGGAAGTCGAATAGAAGTTCAAGTGGGTTCCCCACTTCCTTACGCTACAGTTGAAGAATTCAGAGTTGGTGGAAAATACCCTGGTTCTCACTCGTATATGCGATATGCGCTTGACAACAATGAGAAAGCCGCAGTTGCAGCCATCGAAAAGAAGATTGAGGCGAAGCTTGCGAGGTTTAAATGATGATAGATGAGGCGGTTCGTTCAATTCTTTTAGCTGACCCCACTATATATAGTATGGTAGGCACTCGGATATACCCTCTAGAGCTACCATTGACCTGCGCTTTCCCAGCGATAGCGTATTCGTTTCCTTCAGATCCATACAAACGAATTGCTAGAGCTGCACGTTGTCAGATAGACTGTTTTGCAGAGGATTTCACTGAGTGCAAACATCTCAAACTAACCGTCGAAAAAGCCTTAGATGGATATTCAGGCACAGTAGACGGTATTAACATCGAGGGGATATTTCCCATTTCTTCTTATGATCTGCCCCCAAATGAGGTAGGTATTTTCCATATACCGTATGACTTTAAAATAATATATAGACACTGAGGTATAACTATGGTATCATACCAAACTAGCGCACAGAATAAAGAAACTATCCGATTCGGTTCGGCAAAAATCGAAGTTGGCGAAACTGTTGGAAGTCTTGTAAATCTTGGGCTTGCTTCAGCTATAGAGTTCACAGAAGAATATGAACCAATTATCCTACAATCAGATAACGGTCCTGAAATCTACGCGGGTGTGAAAAATCATACCGCTACTGTCAAATTTGACATGTGGGAAGTAAATCTCACAAATTTGAACATTATTAGAGGTGGGTTAGACACTCTTACAAGCGTAACAGGCTCTTCAACACCAGTCGCGAGCGAAGGACATGTTTTAACAGGTACAAATTTTGTAAGACTTGACCACAGAAACGGAAATGGCGCCGAAGTTTCTACCATCGTTGTCAAAGATTCAACCGCAGCAACTGCTGTTAGAAATACCGATTACGTAGTAGCAGTGGACGAAGCCGGCTATACCTGTATTGCTAGGGTTACAAATTCAACGGTGATTACAGATGGCGAAGAAGTGAAGGTATCCTACTCGTACACTCCACACAAATCCACAACCCTTTCTTCTGGTGGAAAAAATGAAGTTTCAGCTAGAGTTGTTAGACTCACAAACACCAATGCGGCAGGGAAAGTGTTCAGAATAACGGTGTATGCTGCTAGAAACCAGGGTGGAATAACTCTAGCTCTCCCTGCGGATGATGGAGATGAACCTCTGAAACCAACTATCGAACTGAAGGGAATTTGTGACACTACCAGAACCGCAGGCGATCAACTGTTTGAGATCTATGATGAACAGGGAGCCAGCGTATGAGCGACTTGTTGAAAGATTTTGATGTGCTCTCCCCTCCTAAACGCGTTGCTAGGATTGGAGGTGAGAATATTGATGTAACAATAGTTCCTGCTCGAGCAGCTTTAAAATTCATCAGCTTCTCAAAAAAATATAATGTTGACTCGATGGATTCTATGAGTCCAGGAGGTTTTGATCCTGGTATGATAGATTCCATTCTTGAAGTTATCGAACTCATATGTAGGCGATCAAGCGAGAAAATAACTAAAGAATGGCTTCTCGATAATGTAGACATCAAGGTACTAATGGAGTTCATACAGTACGTTTTCGCAGGAATGAATGATGTTTCTACTGGGGAACCTACAGGAGATACTGAAAAAAACTTGGTATCTGGGACATAATTACCCAGCTCTGTATAATGTATCCCTGGGCTGAGCCTGACAAGCTTCTTGATGAAAAATCGCTAGATCAGTTGATCCTGTTCTATCGATATGGATGGGAAGCGCAGCAGATGCAGGCTCAGGTATATTGGGGCGTGTTAGGGCAGGCTCTTTCAGGGGATGAACCGGCGAAAACCACGCTAGATGAATTCAAAAAATCGCATCCAGATGCAATAGTTGAAAACGGTGCTTGGAAAGTAAGCAGGTGAAAGCATGGCAGTAGGTGAACTTGTAGTAAGTATCATAGGAGATATGAAAGAGCTTTCCAAGACTTTTTCAAGTGTTCAAAAAGAACTTGGGGACGTTGGAAAAAAGTTCAATGATGTCGGCAAAACAATGTCTAATGCAGGAAAAACGATGTCGACATATGTAACTGCTCCAGTTTTAGGGTTGGGTGCAATTTCTCTTCACACTGCTTCAAATTTTGACGATGCAATGCGGAGGGTCCAGGCGGTTTCAGGATCAACTGGTTCAGAGTTTGAACAATTATCCAGACAAGCAAGAGATCTAGGAGCCTCCACGTCATTCTCTGCAAGTGATGCTGCGGATGCTATGTATTATTTGGCCCTAGCAGGCTGGAAAACAAATGACATAATGGATGCTACACCTGGCCTGCTCTCATTGGCTGCAGCCGCTGGAATGGAACTAGGTACTTCTGCAGATATTGTAAGTGACACTATGAGTGCATTCCAGATGGAAGCGGGTAGGGCCGGAGAGGCGGCTGATATTTTCGCTGCGGCGTCCTCTAATTCTAATACAGATGTTTCAATGCTTGGGGAAGCTATGAAATATGCTGGAGCGTCTGCCAACTCCGCAGGAATGGACTTGGCACAGACTGCTACTGTTTTGGGTATACTCGCAGATTCAGGTATAAAAGGATCGATGGCAGGCACTACATTCACAGCCATGCTCCGTGATATGAAAAAGAACGCTGTTGATGGTACTATCGTAATAGGTAGGCAGGTTATCGCCCTATATGACCAAACTGGAGCAATGAGAAGCCTTGGCGACATAATGGGAGATGTTGAAAAAGCTACTGATGGGATGACTACAAAACAGAAAGATGCTGCTCTATCAAATATATTTCAGGAACAGTCTATCCGTGGCGTAAACATTATGTTAGCTGCAGGCTCTGATCGGTATCAAGAATTAGAGGGGAAAATTGAAGACTCGGATGGCGCTGCGAAGATAATGGCTGAAACTATGGAAGGGGGAGTCGGGGGAGCTATGCGTGAGCTAGAGTCTGCTTTTGAAGAATTATCTATTGTTATTGGTAATATTCTTATTGTTGCCGTTCTCCCGTTAATCCTTGGTATTACAGATTTGTTTAATTGGTTTTCAACTCTACCAGAACCCGTTATTAAAATTATAGCTGCGATTGCGACATTGTTAGCCGTAATAGGCCCTCTACTTATAATAATTGGAGCTGTAGTCAGTGCGATTGGCACGCTTGCTACAGCATTAGGGTCCGGTGGAGTTCTCGCAGGTGCATTTGTAGCCGTAAAAGCGGCTATTGCTGCCGTAGTAGCTGCCCTTGGCACTTTTGCTCTCCCAATTGTGCTTTTAGTTGCTGTTGTAGCAGGGCTTGCCTTAGCATGGAAAAATAACTGGTTTGATATACAAGGTAAGTTTCAGGCGGCGAAGAAAGCCATAGAAACTGCTATGAAGAATTTTTCAGACTTTCTGCAGAGACTCTGGCATGGGCTGGTAATGGCAGCCGGGCGTCTAAGCACTAATCTGTCAACTATCTGGGATATTATAAAAACTGTATTCTCTTCTACCGGAGATACAATAATTCAAATTGTTTCAAAATTGTATGACTGGCTGCAGAGTACATATGATTCAATACTATCTGCAGGACAAACTCTGTCAACTTCATGGAGCAAACATTGGGATAACTTCAAAACTACTCTCTCAAATGCGGTATCTGATATCATTTCAAAACTCCAGAGCTGGTATACTGATACCGTAACTAAATTCAACCAGATCAAATCAGTTGCACTTGATCTACTTAACGATTGGAAAACTCACTGGGAAAACATAAAATTAACTCTGTCACAAGCAGTTTCTGATGTCATATCTAAGTTACAATCCTGGCATACCGAAATCCTGAACAAGTTTAACCAGGTTAAAACTACAGCTCTTGATCTTCTAAACACATGGCGTATGCACTGGGATAATTTCAATACTGCCATTAATACAGCAGTTTCAGTTTTAAATTCAATTTTATCTACAATGATTTCATACATTCAGAGTAAATTTAATTTGATAGAGAACGCATCTTCGTTAATACTTGCATTTTGGAGGCTGTTCTGGTCGAGTATACAATCAGTCACGTCATCGGCTGCGTCGTCCCTATCTAATATACTCTCCACAATGTATTCTTATATTCAGAGTAAATTTGATCTGATTAAGAGTGCAGCAAACGGCTTCTATAATGCTCTGAATTCCATTTGGTCGATTATAGCGTCAGCTAC